GTAGTTGATTCAATTGCCCAAGACATTTACGACAGGTACTAATCATGATGATATTAAAAGGCTTATTTCTAGGCGTTTGTTTCTTTGTTATCCCATTGACTGTTTGGGTTATCCGCACAGGTGGCCTATGAAACAAATAATTGAAGGATTATTGGTAGCAATCGGAATATACATTCTGTTCTTTGGTGCAATTCACTTGGTTAATTAATATGCAATACAAAAAATTTGACCAAGCATTGCATGACCAATGTGATCCACCAGCTAGAGAAGCAGTAGCCACATGGCTAGAAAACCTTTGGTATGTGGATGCTCAACCCAACCCTGATAAGTATGCAGTTGACTTGGTATTGACCAAGAATGGCGAGCATATTGGCTATGCAGAAGTAGAAGTTAGGGATTGGGGTATGAACTTCTGCCCTTACAACACGATTCACATAGCTCAACGCAAAGAAAAGCTATTTAATCACCCTAGAACCACCATGTATGTAGTGACCAAAGACTATACCCATGCGTACTGGATTAGGGCTAATAAGATTAAAGATTGTCCGCTAATTGAAGTACCTAACACGGCAGTATCTAAGGGTGAATACTTCTATGATGTTCCCAAAGACCTATGGAAGTTCGTAGATCTAAGGGAAATATTTTAAGCAGTCTTAGCGTATTCTTCAGCAGTCAAAACACCTGATACATATTTGTTCTGTGGCTTGAATATGGTTAGGAATTGACCACGCATTTCAGGTGCAAAAGATACATGAACCCAACGACCAAACTCATGGATTACCTGATCTACCTGAATGTCTGAATCTTTAAGGGCTTTAGCTACAGCATAAGGGTCACCAAAGCTAGGGCATACAAAGTCAATCGCCCATCCATCTATGTGACTAGAAACTCTAGAACCACCCACTGCCAAGTTAACCTCAGGTAAGCGTAACCATGAGTTCACACGAATAGGCTTACCTAACAGCTTTCTAATGGCTTCCATGCCTTCTGCTGCCTTCTTCATGTTTTCTAGTTGTTCAGGGCTTGGTTCGTTAGGGATGCCCATGCGAACAGCAGTTTCGCTAAATGTGGCTTCTTCTAGAGTGAAATTAGGACTTAGTTGCATTGCGTTTATCCATGATTTTTTCAAGGGTTCTACCGCCAAAATAAGCGGTCATCACCACCATACCCCATTGACCAAGTAAATTGACATAAGCCTCTGAAATTTTAAAACCATAACCATCAACAACAGCCATTAAAATAAAAGCTGTCAAAATGTAAACTAAAGTCATAGGGCGAATGTTTTTAGATAACCATGAATCGCTAGACATATCAGCTTTCCAACGCTCTGATACATTGTTTTGCTCGTTCATGTCAGCCTGTAAATCTGCTAATTTACCTTCTTGCTGTAATTTGGCTAGTTCAGCAAGGGCTTGGGCTTTGGCTTCAGGATTAGGTAATACTCGGTCTAAGACCTTTTCACCTATGCTTAATATGGCAGCGATTGGTAGCATTATTTCCTCATTAACATTGATGATGCAATTATTAACATGGCTTCAGGATCACTAGGCTTTTCTTTCCATCCAACCGTTATTTGACCAATGAATTGATTGTTACTGGGTGGCACAGCAATCCTACAAGTGTAGTTAATTCCTAAGTTTTTATACCAAAGACCTATTTCTGATTGTGCTTTAGGGTATTCAGAGCATGGTATTTCATCAGCCATCATCTTGATAATGTCGTTGTTATTGGCTAAGTTTTTGCTAAACAAACCAACATCGTGGCCATCAAACTCTTTATATCTTGATTCAGGAATGTACGCTCTTTCAACAATTCTTTTGCCAATGACCGTATTTACTGAAAATATGACCACCACATCTGCGTTTGTGCCTTTAAATAGCAGTCTAGAAGCATCGTCATAGCGATCAGAATTCATGGTTGGCAATTCTTTGGACTTTTTATAAGCCCCCAACATGACTTCTTGGTTTTGCCAAATAAAGTAACCAGTAAAGGTTAGTGCCGCCATAATAACAATTGCAAACAGTCTAAATGGACTGCTGACATAAGCTAATATTTGCGGTACTAAATCCTTCACTTATAGCTTTACCACTATCGCCAATAAACTTGCAATAATAAAAGCAGCTGTACCCATGAGAATCTGCTCAAGTCGCTTTAAACGAGCATTGATTGATTCATAGCGTAAGGCACAAACCGCTTCGTGACTATTTAATCTTGCATCAGTTTCGTTGATAGTGGCCATTATTTAGCTTCTAAAGTTTCAATTCGTGATTTAAGGTCTGTAATGATGGCTTGTTGTTCTTGGATAGCTGCTGTGAGTGTAGCCACTAAGAATGAAGTGTCAATACTTTGTGGTTTGATTGAACCATCTTCATTAACAGCATCCTTTTCACCAGTAACAGCTTGTGGGCATACTTCTGCTAATTCGTGAGCAATAAAACCTTCACCAATCTCATCAGGAGCAGACTTCCATGTATAAGTTACAGGTTTAAGTGCTTGAACTTTAGCCAAAGCACCTACCATCGGAGTTACATTTTCTTTTAAACGATAATCAGATGTTGTGTTGTATGCAACAGCAGTTGTACCGTTTTGTGAAATAAATCCAATAGTAGTGCCGTTATAAGCATATTGCATATAACCAAAACCACTTGGAGTTCCGTTGCCATGTCCAATATTTAAAGAGGTTGCTCCTGAAGGGTTTGTTGTGCAAATTCCGTTTGCTGGGCTATTTACTGCACTTGTAATACCCACCAACAAGTTACCAGCAGCATCTAATCTCATGCGTTCTGTGTCGTTAGTGTAAAAAACCATTGGACCATTTAACGAATTAACTAAATCGTATGTGCTAGAATTTCCACCAAAACCAACATATCCTGATATAGCACTATTACTTCCACCAAATCGAAGTAAAGAAGCTGCACCTGATGTTAAATTTCCTGATGATACTAAACGAACTTCTGTAGTTGAACCGCCATTTACTTGAAGTTTTGTAGCAGGACTACTTGTGCCAATACCTACATTACCACCTGTAGTAGTAACTAAAGTATTTGCTGGAGTAGTATCGGCAAAGCTAATTCCATCACCTGTATAACCACCATCGTTAGTGATCCCAGTTGTTCCGTTTAAGACTATAGTCATTATTCATTCTCCGCAGGTAATGGTTCGTTGCCTTCAGATACCCATTTTAGGTATTCTTGGTAGTCTGTGTTGGCTGGGTCAAATGGGATAAAAGCGTTGTCGGATAAACGAATGATGTTTTCAAAGTTGGTCAGTTTATAAATCATAATTCAACCCCATCGGCTGTAATTGTTGATAGCCCTGCTGTTGTGTGATACCAAGTAATTGTACTTGTAGTTGCTCCTTGGGCTGAAAATCCAGCTGTGCTTCCAGTAACTGTTGGAGATGCCCTTAGTGTCGTAGGAAAACTAACAAAAGAACCTTGTGATGTTCCAGCATAACCCCATGCTGTTCCTTTCCAGTAATACCTCTGACACAACGCTAACTCAGTACCATAAGGTCTGTAATCAAAGCTAGTAGCAGTAGAGCCTTTTTCTAGTTGAACACCTGTGATGTAGAAGGTTGAATTTAAGGTATTCATAAAATTCATTTGACTTGACGAACCAGTAGCAAAAGCAGTTGCTCCCCAAGAATTAGGTGTTTGTTGATAAGTACTACCAACAGCTAAAGCAAATAAAACACTAACTCCAATCCCATTAGTTGTTAGCCATGTCCCGCTTGTATCTCCAGCAACTGTAATTGTTTTCTTTTCCCAAGTATCAGCAGAAGAAATTGTATATTCGCTCACATAACTTCTATTGCCAGCACTATTTTGTAAAACAGTTGAAAAAGTCCCAGTAACAGAACTTCTTACCCAAAAAGATAAAGTTACAGTAGATGCACCTGCTGTTCCAAATCCAAAATCTGCAGTATTAAATCCTTCAATTTTTTGCTGTAACCAATATGCCTCTGATGCTCCAATAGATGTATCTACAGTCGTAGCTTGCAATAACAAACTATTAACAAATCCTTGACCAGAAGGCACTATTGCTGATTGTTGTGCAGTAATAACACCACTACCACCACCTGAAATACGAATAGCAAATCTATCCACAGGAAATGCTGTTGTACCTGTAACACTAGCACCAGCATTACGCTGGTCAATCATCATTGCACCGTTGATGATGCGGTTCTTAAATCCAAACCCTGTGGCGGCTGTATTCTGTATAGAAGCATCATTAAATGTAATGCCAGTTGTTCCGTTTACTGAAACTGTCATGCTTGATCTCCCTTAGGATATTTGTCTTTAACCGCTTGAATCTCGGCTTTCCAAGCATCAATACCTTCATGGAAAATCTTATCAAATTGTTCTGCAAAAGATGGATATTCGGCTTGTCGTTTGCCAATGTAAGCAGTTCTAGCGATTTCAGCATCTATTAATGATTGGTCAATTGTTACCTGATTACCTTCGGCATCAAAAGCATCACTACCAACGGTGCGAACAACTTGTGGATAAAGTTTGTAAATTGCTTCGATCATGCTGCAATCTCCAGTAAAGTAATTGATGAATAAGGCCCACCCCAGTAACCAGTACCGCCTGAAACACGACCTTGAAGGTAGTAAGTTGTTGCGGAAGTTGTAGCTGGAGAGTCAACCCAAGACAAAGCCGTTGGAACAACATAATTAGAAGGAACGCTACTCCTGACCATTCCGTTATTATTGCCACTTAATTCTGTGGTATTTCTTGCAATAGTTGAGTATTGAACAGCCGTGCCAGTGCTAGTAGTAGTAATTAAAATTACAATCTTGCTAGTTGAAAATTTAGGTGTAATAGTTGCACTTAAAGCACCTTGATTTACAAAGCTACTTGAAGAAGTAGATGTTTCGGTTGCACTATTAGTAGCATTAACCACTTGCAATACAGTACCTGTACTTGCTGTGGTTATCATAGTCCCACTAACTGCTGGCACAGTAATAGTTAAATTACTAGCGGTAACTGGTTCTTCTAATGTTACTGATCCGCCACCTGATGATTGAAGTACTAAGCTCATAATGTTCCTTTAATTTGGTTCATTTTAATTGTATTTGGCATCAAAGTACAATCCATCTTTGTCCACTAGGAACTGTAACTGTAACACCAGCGTTAATTTCAATTGGCCCTGCACTAATAGCGTTTTTGCCAGTAGTTAAGGTGTAATTAGTTGTTACGATTAGGCTGTTTTCTTGGAAAACTTCATCCCCGCCACCACCAGTAGCACCACCGCCTAATTGACCCCATGCACCACCTTGATAACCTTCAAATTGATTAGTAGTGGTGTTGTAACGCATCTCACCATCAACAGGGCTTACTGGGCGTTCTGCTGTAGTTCCCTTAGGGATAAGCATAAACTCAGTACCAGTAAAGGTAGGATTTGTAAAAGCAGTAGTTAATTGACCCAAGCTAATAGCATCAGTTGACAAAGTACCGTTAGCCAAATTAACAATCTTTTGGCTGTTCATGTCCAAAGCACCCGTCATTGGGGTTTGACCGTCAGAAGCTACTGATCCTGTTAAGGCTGTTGCAATATCAGAAAGCGTGGTATTAGACCATGTAGAACTAATACTTGTGCCTGTTACTACAGGGTTTCCTGCTGGGAGTGAATAAACCCCTGATCCATTACGGGACATATTATTTTCCTTTTCTCAATTCTTTAGATAAAGCTTTTGGGTCAAAATCTACAGCTTCTTGCACTTGTTTACCTAGTTTTTTCTTTGTTGCCATTTCAGCACCTACTTCATACAAAGAGCCTACTCCCATAGGTAACTTGCTCAATGCTGAACCTCTGATGCGGTCTAATGCTTGAGTCAATGCACTAGCAGTATTGGATTGGTTAATACCAGCTACAGGGCTATAAACTGTGATGGCAGTATCACGCAAGTCACGAATTTCTTGAGCACCCTTCTTACCAAACAAATAGTCCAATTTACCGTCAGCATCCAAGTTTTTAACAAAAGTATCTAACTGTTTTGGAGATACAATTGGGTTGCCAGTTTCGTCACGCTGAATGTTCTTGGTAACAGCAGCCTTCATCTGTTCAATAGTCTGACCTTGTAGCTCACGCCATGCTTGCTCACCCTCAGGGCCAGCTTTCTTAAGTGTTCTACCGATAGACCTTACATCATCCAATGAACCCTTCATAATGCTGTGATCAAACACATCTTCTAAAGCTACTGCACGGTCACTTGTACCAGCTTTTTTGCTCAATAACTTGTCTACATAACCAACATTTTCAAACTCTCTAGCGTAGTTTTCACGCAATTTACGAGCTTTTTGATATAACTCACCACCTTTACCTACGGTAGTTAAGTCAATTTGGTCTTTAATCTGCTTACCAAAGGCCATATTTGATGGTGTATCACCTGAAAGTGCATTAACCATCTTACGGACTTCTTCTAGTTCATTTAAGCTAATTTGACCACCTTTAGCTAGGTTATCTAGCTTCATTTTGGCACTCTTGATGATTGGAGCATTGATAGATTCAGCTTCTAAACCATTTAAATAGTTTTGAACGCCCTTAACATCTACTAATTCTGCATCTTCGCCAGCTTCCCTAGCCAATTTATAAGCTTCACTTACTTGTTTCTTGGCTTTATTAGCTTGATTGACCAAAGCTGAGTCCACAACCTTGCCAACTTCACGCAAGTTAAACTCACCAGCTTTTTGTGCACCTGTGGCATCAACATAAGCGTCAAAGTTCTGCAAAATACGCTCATTTTGATTAAGGCTTGACTCAATAATTGGTCTACCCACATCTTTAGGATAAGTTTTAGCCATTTCAGCTTCAAATTGCTGTTGACCTAGCTCTCTTGTAGCTTGACCTTTTCTCAAAGGTACTGGCACTCGTAAGCCTTGAGCCAAAGCAATGCGATTTTGCACATCAGGTACTACAGCAGCACCTACACCTGACATAGTAGAAACTTCAGGCTCTCTCAAAGCATCAGCTAATCTATTAACTGCTGGTTTTGCTCTTTGAACAGTAGAAGCAGCAAAAGATGGAAGTGGGGAAATTTGATTAGTTTGATTAATTGCTCTAGCGGCAGTACCAACAGTAGGCACATAAGCTGGTATTTTTGCAGCAGTTAAAGCCTCACCCATGCTACCCAATACATCTTGGCTAACTGGTGATGTAGGTTCGTAAGTAAATCTTTGTGCTAATTCAGGGCGATCTACACGCTCATTAGTGCCTTGACGGATATTTTCTGCAATACCTGCACCAACACCAATAAAAGGGGCTACAGCACCACTTATAACCGTTGCTGGCACTTCATACAAGGCTTTAGCGTAATCAGGCAAAGTTCTTGGTTGCTCAACAGGTTGTTGATTTACAGCATTAGGGCGTGAACCAACAACAGTAGGCACATCAGTATTAATGACATTACCTCTATTTTCAGGCGTAGGTGTAAATTTAGGCTGTGGCAACTTTTGCAAAGCTAAACCAATCTGCTCTTTGCTCATGCCATCAGGAAACTCGATGTTTCCTACGCCTAAAACTTCAACTATTTGTGCCATTATTTAAATGTTCCTGTAGTTGGGTCATAAACTAAGTTTGGTTTTGCTGAATTTGGTGTTTCTACTGTTGCACCAAAATAAGTATTTGTTCCACCAAGCATATTAGGTTTAATTTTAGGAACTTCTAAATTAATTGAATCCCAATCACCGTTTGGATAGTATTTCTTATTAAGATCAACCAATGTTTGCAAGGCAGCTAAACGAGCAGCAATAGGTTTATTAGCGTTACCAATATCACCAGCAGCCGCTTGGTAAGAAGCCACATCTTTGTCAGATTGTGGGCCTTCAAATCTAGGTACTTGCTGAACAAGTTTTTGACCTAAAACTTTAAGCTTTGAATCTGCTTGAGATTGTTTGCCACCACCACCAAAAACTTCTCTAGTGCTAGTAATGATGTTTTCTGCCAAACCTGAGCTTGGTTCGTTAGTTTTGAGGATTTCAGATACAGATTTGATTGTTCCAAAAGCATCTTTAGCGTTTTTAACATTCTTACGCATATCTTCTGCAAACTTGCCTTGCAATTCACGATTTTGCTGTGGTGATAATGAAGAATCATATTCGTAAGTTGGCAATGTGGCTGGCATATATTTAGCATCACCAGCAACTTGTTTAACTTGTCCAACGCCTTGAGCACCAACCATAGGCATACCGCTAGATGGCATACCACCACCAACATTAATACCTCTATCACGAAAATCAATAATGTCTTTTTGCGTCAATGCTGGCTTTGATACACCTACTGGTCTGTAAGTAGCTTCAGGATTAGGCGAATTAACATCAATCATTCCAACCATTGTGTTACCAGTTTTAGGGTCGTATTGCTCAATTTTTTCAAATTTAGGCTCACGCATTAGCTGTTTAGCTAATAACGGTGCAAGAGCTTGGCCTTGTGGAGAACGAGCACCAATGGCTTTAGCGTAAGCAGCTTCCATATCAGGAGAAACTCCAGCAACACCTCTTTGTGCACCCATGGTTGGCATACCTTGGTCATCAAGCAATGTTTGACCTTGTGGGACAACTTCAGGAACAGCTTGACGGCCACGCATTGTGGATAGAATATCTTGAGATTCTTGTGCACCAACAGTTCTTAGCATATTGGCTAATTCTTGTTGTTTACGGTCTGCTTCTTTGGCTAATTGACCACCCCTGTAAGAGCTATATACTTTAGCAATACCTTCCAAGGGTGATGCACCAACATAACGGCCACTTACCATTTGACCTTGCATATTGTCTGTCAAACCTTTTTGCAAAAGCATTTTAGCCAACTCTCTTTGACGAGAGATGTCTTGTGTTTGTATTTCAGGATTGAATGGATCTGCCATATTATTCCCCGTAATTTCCAAAACCATTAGTTCCACGGTTGTAATCGCTATATGGATTCCAAGTGTTAGAACCTAATTTGTTGATTTCTTGCTTTTGCATTTCAGATTGTTGAGTCGTATTGCCTTGTCTTAACGCATTGGCCATTTGTATCTGCTGTGGTGTACCAAGGGCTTGTTGACCTAATAATTGACCTTGTTGTAAAGCTTGTTGAGCAGATGACTGTTGACCTTGAATGTTTTGCATTACAGGTGGAATACCCTGTAAATCTTGCATCATCATGTAGTTGTTGTAATTATTCATTATTTGCTACCTGCATAAGAAGATCCAATACTAAATAAACCGTTAATCATTGCATTTCTTTGAGCGTTTGAAGCGTTAGCGGCTGCAATATTAGCGTTACCTGTCATACCTGCTGCACCTAAATAATCTGCCCCAGCAGTTGTGGCTTGTTGCGGTGCATTTACAAAGAATGAATTAGGGTTGGTAACTTGAGAGCCTGAACGAACAGCATTGAGCGTGTTAATTGGTTCGTTACGCTGATAAGCCAACTCTTGGAAACCTTGTCCACGAGCTTGGTTTGCTAAATTGGCAGCAGATACTTCTTGACCAAATAATTGGTTTTGTAAAGATGCACCACCCAATGAAGCACTTGTTAATCTGTCGTTTTGACGCTGGTCAAATAAACGCTTGGCATTTTCGTAAGCTTCTGAACCTAAAGGTATGCCTTGGTTAGCCATTTGCGTATCAAAAGACTTTTGCTCTTGTTGTAACTGTGGCTGTAAGCGTTGCATTACCAAGTTTGTTGCTCTATCCCAACCAGCCATACCAGTTTTGCTTGGGTCAATATTGCCACGAAGCCCAGTCAAAGAAGATGTGCTAAACGGCTGATCAATCATATTGCCAACATAGTTCAAGCCCTTACTTTGTAGTTGGCCTAAACCTAATGAACTGGCAACATCGTAGTTGTATAGCTGTTGTTGTTCAGGGCTTAATGAAGTTGTAGCAGTCCATGTAGGATTGCCATATTTGTCCGTGCCTGTTTCTGCGTATCTTAATGAACCGTATGGAGTTACTTGATTAACACGGTTAGCAGCTGTAGCTTGACGAGCCGCATCTAAGTTGCCTTGTGCAGTTTGTTGTGCCGCACCTGTATAGTCAGGAGTTGCAGGAACATCAGGCTTACCAAACAAAGCACCTGTTACACCACCTAATAAACCGCCACCACCACCCATATCAATCTCCTAGTTTCTTGCGTAATGAGCATTTAAGATTTAACCATTTGCAATCTTCTTTTCTCATCGCCATTAAAAGTAAATCCCCGTTTTCATGGGCATCTTCAATTAACGCTTTATCTTGGAAACCAAGGTGTCGGTTTAGTTTTACGGCTTCGTCATTAGACGCTTCCATAGTCGCTAATATAACCTTTTTTTCCAATTTGTTAAAGGGGTAATCGAAACAAGCCCATAATAAATCTTTAGACATCCAATTGTCACCTACTGAAGCTATGTGCATAGCACAGGCATTAGGGATAAAGTTAGTAAAAGCTATTACAGCCACCAAATTACCGTCTATTTCCTGCCCTATAAACCTAGCTTCCTCACCAAACTTCTGAAACAGCATACGCTCAACCCAAGAACGCATAAAATCCTGATTTTCAGTCGTAACAGTCCTCAAAGAACCCCACCCAATTCCATTACATAATCAGTTGATGCCCAATGAAACTCGATGCCTTGCGATGCCACATTCAAGTTAATTGATCCTGCAAAACCTAAACCAGTAACGCCTTGCCAAAATTTAGTAGTGGTTATACCGCCACCCCAGTTAGCGTTATCCCATGTCGATGTATCCCAAATACCTGTATTGGTAATAGATGGGTTAAAAGCTATCTGTGTAGTAAGTGGTACTGTTTCAAAATCCGTGCTAATACCGCACAAAACAGTCGGTAAACCATTATCTGTTTGGAATATAGCGTTTTTGTTGGCCACGGGTGTCAAAATAGTTATATGCTTGTTGTGCAGTTGCAACAATGTTGTTACCACCGTCTGATGTGGCATTATAAAAATCACCCACAAATCCGTTAGAACCAAAATAAATCTTGTTATCGCCTGAAGCTTCCCAACAGAAAGCATTGATTCCTGTAAATCTAGCCCATGACTTTGTAATGGTGTGCATGACATACTGCTCTTTACCATTAGCCGTTGGGATATTAAGAATCAGCATATTTTCACTAGCAAAGTAGTTAATTTGCCAGCCAAAATCGTTTGCGTACAAGGTTGCAGCTTGGCTTACAGCAAAGAAAATCTTATCTGTAATATTGACTCTAGGATCAAGGCGAGATGATTGCAATGCAGCAGACATTGGAACTAAACCGTCTTGGGTCAGCAATAACAGGTCACCGCCAAACTTAAAGAAGCATCTACGAGAGAATGTCTGACCAATCTGCCAAACACCAACCAAACTCCAAGCACTTGCATCGCTAGGATTTGTTCCTTTATAAACAATGACTTCGCCCATGCTAGTGACAAAAGCTGACAAGTCATCAACACCATAACCAGCGTCTAATGTCCATGTGCCCATTGCTTGCAAGAAACCGCCTGAACGAGCAATCGATCCTAATGGGAATTCTGAAGCTGCACCACCAATAGATTCAACATTCAAATACCAAAAACTTAATGTGTTCTTTTCTACAAAGAACAGTCTGTCTTGGCACATATTAATGTTGACAAAAGTATTACTGTTTACGCCTGTAATACCTAGAATGGTATAAGTTCCTACAACAGTAGCATCTGCACTTGGGGCAGTAGCCATTGTGTAAGTAAATACAGTAGGACTTGTTACTGTGATGTAATAAGTGCCGTTGTAGTTAGATTCTGTAGCACCTGTAATAGTAACTCGATTGCCTGTTACCAATCCATGAGCAGAAGCAGTTGTTAAGGTTGCCGTAAGGTTACCTGTACCACCTCTTGTAATGGTGCTGATTGTTTGGGCAGTTGTCGTATCTGCCATCTTGTACCAAAGAGTACCGTCATAAACAATTGCTGCATCTACTCCGTTGACAGCAATTAAGAAATGTCCACCAGCAGTAGAAATCATGCAATGTTGGAACTTACTATTGCTTAGACCTGTAAATACAGAAGTTGCAGTAGAAGTTGATGCGTTATATATAACACCGTTAGCAATGGCAAAAAGGGTGCTTGTACCATCCACATTGGCATAATTCATCAATGTTTCCACATTGCCTGTAATGCCAGTAGATGCTTTTGAGTAACCTTTTCTGAGCGTTACATCAGATGGTGTAGGAAAGAAATTGACCAATTGCACCGCATCTAAGGGTTGCATCTCAGCCAATGAATCTCTAGCGTTCCACCCACCAATAGGGGAAGCCAAAGATGTGGTTTTAGCGGTAAATCTCTTAGGTACTGACATGTTATAATATCCCCATATCAATGTTAAGAGAATTATTATGGAACAATGGCTTGATGTGGTTGATTTTGAAGGTATCTATGAAATATCTAATCATGGTAATGTACGCTCCAAAATAACCAAAAAACTTAAAAAAATTACTTTTGCCAAAACCGATGGTAGACCATTCTTGAATCTTTGGAAAAATAATCAACAAAAAATTGTAAGACCGCATAAACTGGTTCTTGATGCTTTTGTAGGAAAATGCCCACAAGGTATGGAATGTTGCCACAATGACGGAAACCATCAAAATAACCACATTAGCAATCTTCGTTGGGATACTCCAAAAAATAACCATGCGGATAAAGTTAAGCACAACACTAGCAATAGCGGAGAGCGTTGCAATTGGGCTAAATTGACTAAAGAACAGGTTATTGCTATTCGTAAAGACAATAGACTTCAACGCATTATTGCGGAAGAATATGGCGTTAAACAAAACCAAATAAGCCGAATTAAAAATGGGGCTAGATGGGTGCATGATTAACTGCCGTACCCCGTGTCTGGAATATTAGCCCAACCAATAAGAACGGCACTTGGGCTAGGAGCAAAGGACAATGTTGCAGATCCTTTATCGTTAGCTTTAGCCACATTCAAATAACGGTTGTAATCTTGTTGCAATGCAGTAGTATCAAATGACTTGATTTGGAAGTATTTAAGCTTTGTCAATAAAACAATAACAGCATCATCTAACACCGTTGTATCGTTATCAGCAGTAAAGCTGTTTTTAACTTGATTTGTAGCACTACGCACAAAACCCTTAGAACGATACTCAAAACCTAAGTATTCTTGGGTGTTATATGGTGGCCAAATCTGAAACTCATTACCTAAAATTCTCCAACGAACTCGTGGGCCAGTTGAAATATAGCCTGATTTGAGCCATTGCCATTGTTGAGCATCGACTGGGCCAAGCATCTGCCAATGTTTTGTCTTATCCCAATGGGTATTATCTGTGATTGTTTCGTAGTCAGGTGGCAACGGGTAGATGGTCTTACTAAATGTGACCGTACCGCCAAAACTTGTAGCAGAAGATAATTGAGTGGTAGTTAATGAACTTGAGCTTGTAACTTCATTAACATAAGTGTCTTGAGGTACGCTTGTTCCAACGATAGAATAAGTATTGTCAAGACCTGCCGTACTTGGAATGTTATCTAATACATAAGTTCCATTCGTAGTATTGCAGGTCGTGGTTATTGCATTTGTATAGAAACGATACTCCAACTCCAATGCTTGCCAATCATGTTCTTTAATCAGGTCGTACCCTGCACGGTTCATTAACGCAAGAATCTGTTGCACATCTTGGTTAGTGTTACCTGCTACATAAGTAGGTACGGCTAAATTAAGTTCGCTAGTTACTTGCTGAACTAATTGGAGCATTGTTGATGACATATTAAGCTTCCTCTGTGGCTACCGCTTTAGGTTTACGGGGTTTTTTTTCACCAACAGCAGCAAGTATAGTGGCCATTTGCTCTTGCATTTGTGCCAACTTCGCATCTGTTTCTTGTTTCATTTTAGCAGTTTCTAGCTCCTTTTTGGCAAGTTCTTCTTTCAAAGCGTTAATTTCTTGCTCACGCTTGTCAGTTTCTGCTGCCGTTGTTGCTAGATTTAAAAATGCCTTTGCCTTGTCACGGAACGCATAGGGTGACATACCTGCTGCCATACCTATACGCTGTAACTGTTGATCTGAAGCGTTTGCAATAGATTCTACCGTGTGGAACTTCATGCCCCTTAGTTCTTCAGCTTGGCTTTTTGATACTAAAGGCCATTCTGATAAAGGTGTTCCAATGATTTCCTCATCGTGAGCACCTTGTCTATTCATATAGTTAGCCCATTGAATAGGGAAGCGTTGCTTATGGCTGTTTAGGGCATAAGTGTCGATTTCGGTAAGTGTATCGCCAGCAACACAAATGTGCACAAAGTCAAAGTCTTTGTAGATTGGTCTGCCTGCGTCTAAGGATTCTTGCTCTTGGTGTACTGAACGCTTGTAAAAGCGTACCTGTAAGCGTGAATCTGCTCCTTGCTGATCTGAAGGTAATGCCATTTTTAAATCTCCTAAGGTATTAGGTAAAGTTAAAGAGAAAAAGGGGCTACCGATTAAGGTAACCCCCCGTTTTTACTACATAGTGCTATTAAACACTAGTTGCTGCGAACCAAGCATAATCACCTGAAGCTAAAGCAACGGCTGGGCTTAAATATGAACCAGCAGAACCTGTAGCAACAAATGTTGAAGCGTTGATTGAACAAGTAGCAGTTGAGGCAACAATCGCTGCACCAGCTTGAGCTAGTACATAACGCTTGCCGTCTGAACCAAATACCTGTGATCCTGCTGGGCCATTCGTAGGAATAGCTACGCCAGCAGAGTTAGGATTAGTTTGAACGATAGAGTCCAAATCAATACCTGAGGTTGGGGTAATGTTGTATGACATGATATTTCCTTTTCTATTGGTTAAGTTGGATTGTCAGATTAAGAACCTGTCAACACGCCTTGTAATGAGCTATTAGAACAAGTCAAGTTACCAGCCCAACCGTATAACTTCACGATTGCATCTTGGTTGATTGACTGACGCTCACCACCGATAGGTACAAAGTTACGCTCTTTGTGTGGACGGAAGAAAATGTAGTTTGTGTTCAACAAGTACATTGTCAATGCGTTTTCTTGAGCACCGATACCGCCACCCAATACCACATCAGCAGACATACCGCCACCGTAGAACTTCAATGAAGCAAAGCCAGCAGCACCTTCTTCTACACCAGCGATACGCTGAATAGCTTGTAGTGATGCAACATAGCGTTGATACAAAGTGTTACCAGCAATAATCAAGTCAACCTTATCAGATCCACGAACAGATTTGATAGCGGCAGTTGTCATAGCAGCTTGAATCAAAGTAGATGAGTCAGCACCAGTTGTTGCTTGGTTCTGCCAAAACGCCCAGTTTGCACGGTTAATACCACCGTATGTACCAGTTGTAGGTGATGTTGAAACAGCAGCTGCAAGACCTGTAATGTTCTTACCACCGTTGCCAGTACCGTCACCGTATAGGTCTGTAGAAATACGGTTCAAAAGACGAGATTCAGAAACTTGCATACGACCATCTAACAAGTCGATGATTGCTTCTTTGCTTGAGTTTTGCAACATTTCTAGACCGCTCATTGTTACTGAGTCAGCATACTGAGTGATGCTGAACTGAGCAGCAGAGATAGGGCTGTCAGGAGTGATGTTAAGAACTTCGTAACCTGAATATGAGTTAGCGTTGTTCGTTGCTGGGTCGTTGTACATGATTTCTTCCAAAATCACATTACCGCCTGAGAATGGGCGTACATTACCCTTAGAGTTCAATCTTTGTAGGATTGCGTTGTTTTGTGTTAAGTTGTCTGCCAATACTCCGCTACGGCTTTGAATGGTAGTAGCGATAATATCGGTGATTGCTGAGTTAGCAAAAGCCATGATATTTCCTTTATTAAATTAAGTTAAACCCGACCACCCTCTGCATCGGCCAAATTAGCCATCAACAAGGATCGTCTATCCTTTGCATCTGTGCTTTTCACTTGACCGCTAGGTGTAACGGATCGTGGACTAACAGCAGTTGCTTTAGCTTTAGCTACTTGTTGTGCCTTAGATGCTTGAGTACTTACTGATTTCAGGAGTCTATCCTGTTCCAGTTTGTAAGCTTCATCGTTCATACGCACAGCTTTGGCATAAGCCGATTCTAGGTCTTGGG